AGGCATCATTTTTTAACATTTAGACTACGCCGATTGGGACACTGGGTGGTCCCAATCGGTTAAACATTTTACAGAAACCTTTATAAGCCTTTTGGGGAATACGCCAACTCCTTTAAAAAACTGATACAGGAAACCCAAATGAATAAATATTATCAAACCATCACGAATATAACCGGCGATAGCCTTGCAAATCACCGGGTTCAGGTTGCTGACGAAACCGGTTCAATTATTATCATATATGCCGATAATGCCGAAACACGGTTTACCAATGAAAACGGCGATGTTGTTAATTATACGTTATCCAGTCTAGAGACGGGCATGGCTGAATTTTATTTTAGAGCAGAATTGGGCCAGACACTTCAGGTTCTGGACTCTGATGGCGTTTTAGTTAGACCTACGATAACAGACTTTTCAAACAACTATTCCACGCCTGTAACTCAGAGTAGAATAAATACGATACTTGGCTTCCCTGCTGCTAATGGTAATTTTGGATCCTTCACCGGCTCGGTATTTAGTGAGGGTTTAACGCTCAAGCCTCTTTTACAGGAAGCTTCTGACGCTATTGAGGCATTGCAGTCAGCGGCAGTGGCTCCGACTAAGCCGGACGAGGTCATAAAAGACTAGACAATTTGGTATATGTGTGATAGTGTTCCACGGCAATCAAAGATAGGGACTTAAGTAAGTGAAACGTAAAATATTGAGTATAAGCACAAAGAAAAAGATAGTCCTTCCTAAAAAAGTAGAAGGCCTTGAACGCATTGCTGACGCTCCCAAATCGATGATTAAATTGATGAAGAATCCATGACTGACTGGGCGGCATTCCAGGCATTATATGACGGGCTTCTGGCCTCTGTCTATATTGTGTCGATTGCCGCCCTCGTCATGTCATATGTCGTTAAGAATAAGCACATTTTCAGAGTTGCCATAGTTTTTGTTTTATTAGAATTTACTGCAGATATTTTAACCCATAGTGGTTCTGCTTTATTTAGTCACGAGGTGCGCATGGCATTATTTATTGCGCTAAAGGTAGCGGCGATGGTCGCCGTGATGTGGAAGCCAGCGGGGCAATTCCAGCAATGGTTTGGCTCATGCTATCTTGCCGCCTCTATATTTTTTGGGACATATCTAGTGTTCTTTATTGGGAATGTAGACGCCTATATGGCGGCCTACAGTGGGGCCACAGCGATGTTGTTTATACAGATTGCTTTATTGATGGCGTGGACAGGGTGCATTTGTGGAAATATTATTATTAATTTTGTTGGGACTCGCATTGGATTGGTGGCTAACGCGCACCATGGAGATATCCGATGAAGACGAGCTGGGGGCCGCTGATAGCGGGGGCGGCGCTGCTAGTGGCAGTGATGAGCCTAAAATTCACGATGGGTATGGAGACTGATTCTCGAATTGAGGATCACCGGCAATTTATGATCAGGTCTGCGCGTGAGATCGACTATCTGTGCGACCACACTCCGGAATGTAAAGAGCGCTTTCCGCTCTTAGAGATCCCCCATTAGGGCCACATTTTATTTATACGGACAGGATTTGATATGAGCAAACGAGAATTTCAATCATGGCTTTGCGATAGAGGAGCCGATATTGTCATCGACGGACAAGTTGGACCTGCGACAGAGTCTGCTGCGCTAAAGATTTTCGCCAATCCAGACGCCAGTGCGATAACAGACACAGACATTAAAGTTCTAGCTTCAAGCATAAATGTTTCAACCAGACAGGTTCGGGCAGTTGCAAACGTAGAGAGCAGCGGCGGCGGGTTCGATAAGTACGGCAAGCCCAAGATATTATTTGAACGTCATTATTTCCACCGCTTTACCAAAGGTCGTTACGCTAAGTACGTCCCAGACCTGTCTAACCGCAAGTGGGGCGGCTACGGTAAGTCTAGCGCTCAGTGGAGCAGGTTAATGCGTGCGTGTCGTTATGACCCTGATGCAGCGTTTAGATCCATCTCATGCGGTAAATTCCAGGTAATGGGCGATTATTTCGATGAGTTCGGACATAAGACTCCCTGGGATTTCATGTACAGCATGACGAACAACGAATTTGGCCATTATCAGTCATTGATTGATTACGTAGATATGGCACACCTAAGCGATGAAATGCAGGCGTTATCCGTAAATGCTCGTGATAACCGTGCATTTGCCAGGGGCTATAACGGCGCCGCTTACGCGAAAAATATGTATCATCATAAGCTAGCAAAAGAAATGAGACGATAATGGCAAAATCTAAAGTACTAGAGGATCTAAAAGAACGCAACCGTATTTTTGCAATGATCTTGATTGCTGTAATCACCGTATTCCTAATGGGAATGGCTATCTGGAATAACTATGTTATGGCATCAGGGCAATGGTGCAGTGCGGTTATCGGCACAGAGCTAGCTACTGGCGAAGCCGGCGAAGTAGCGTCTACAGCCAATTGTATCGCGCTTATGCATGATCAGTTGACAGCGCTATCAATATACGGCTATATCGGTATGGGTACACTCGCTCTATGCGTAGCCGTTCTGGTTATCATTGTTGTAGCTGGAGGCAGGGTAGACATATCAGCCAGCAAATCGGGCATTGATGTAGATATTGGAAAACGAAAAGCCACTGTTGAAAAAGATTTAGCAGAACCGGAGATTAAAAAATGATAACAGCAATTACTGCATTTGGCTTTAAAGCCCTGGCATTTGGGGGCAAAGCCCTCGCGAATAAGTACGTTCGATACGGACTGGCGATTGCAGCCCTATTCCTCTCGCTTTGGGCGTGGGGGAACAGCCGCTACAACGATGGCGTTGAAGCAACAGACGCTAAATGGGTAGAGGCCGGGCTCGTACTTGAAATGGTGGAAATGGCCGCTGCGTTAGCGGCAGATGCTGAGAAAGCAGCTCGCGACGAAGAGTTTGCAGAAGACCAGTCTGAAATCGCCGATGCTGTAGATTCGGTAAAGACAGACGAACCTGTCGGAGCCGGCGTTAGCGAATATTTCAGAAAGCTGAAGGAAAAAGAAGTTGAAGGAACAAAAAGATGATTAGATCCCACATCGTTACAATTATCGCCCCAGTTTGCCTGGCCCTGATGGTATCAGGTTGCAGCACCCAAAGGGTGGTAACTGCTATAAAGCCTCCTCCGGAGCGCCTTGTTTGCGCAAACGAGCCTGAGGCTCCTTCTGGTGAGATCACGGACGCGGTTACGGCAGACTATTTAATCGCTATTCGCGGAAGCTGGCAGGATTGCTCGTCATCCCTGAAGTGGATTTCCGAATATTTCGACGGACTGCCTGATTAAATTGTAATTTTATTAAGGGGTAAAATAATGGATAAATACCTAAGCTCAGGCGTACCAGTTGGTATGGTAGCAGGATTATTCACATTCCTTATACTATGGGGGGAGATTTACGCCACCCATCCAGGCGCCCTATCCCTCGTCTTTGGTTGGGCTCTATCTTTGCCTGCTGCTATTGCCGTTGGGGTTGTAACCGCGATCCTATGGCCCTTGGTGGTCGTATCAGCATTAATAGGAATGGTAATATTAATATTGTAAGATAGGATACCCGCTTATGTATCAGCTTTCATTAATTGTAATATTGCTGTTCATCACAGCTGCGCTTCTCTCAATTAATGGAGTTTAGCGCTATATCTTTCCGAATTATAGAGACTTATCAAAAGATATTATATGGCAAAATATATTTTTAAATTACATTTTATCCATTGACGTGGCAACGAGGGATGGGCTATAGTGCTCCTAGCCATAACGAAACTTGTCCTTTCGTCTTGGTTAGGGCTGAGTTTGGTTCCCCAGACTTACTCAGCCCGCCTCCCCAGACTTACAAATAGCTAGAGGGCAGTCCATCAGGACGCCCTCAGCCACTCACCTACTTCTTCTGACAATGTGTGCTTAGCGTCGCAGCTGAGCATCCCCTCCAGCGAACCCGGTAAGGTCTTATTTACCGGCGCTGGTGAGGCTTCAGCTTGCTCTATGGCGAGCTCCACATCGCATGTGTCACATGCCTCCAGAAGGCTGATTAGCTCGCTGACCGAATGGTCCTTTAGGCTCATGCCCATTACCGCACCTCTCCAGGACGCTTATCTTCAGCAACGAATACGCCGTTTGTATCCTTTCTTTGAACTGGGTCGCGATATGGTTTTGATACCAATACGCCGTTGCGCTCCCAGTGCCGCAAGATGATTTTAGCCCGTGCTAATTTGATCTTAAATTCCTGCATTAGGATAAGACCAACCCATCGGCCACCAGGCTTCGTTGACCCACCCTTTGTCTCCAAAGTGTAGCGACGCTCTGTGACAACGCCGTTAGCGTCAACATAGCCCTCATCGATATAATCTAGTGCCTGATTGATCATCTTTATCGATATGCCGTCAAATGGATCCTCTTGTGTCCACGGGATCAATGCCCCAACCTCATCACCCTCAAGGCCGCTAGTTCCGTTTCTGAGCAATACAGACTGCTTCTTGAACCAACGCGCCTTACCGCTTTTCAACGATTGGTTGGCCTTAGCATCATCAAAGCGGACGTAATAGTGAACATCCTCCTTCTCAACGCCCACAGCCTCGCATTCCTCCACAGTCATTGGCATCAGTGTAGACGAGATACGGGTTGAGTTAACAATCGCGCCGCCACCACGAACAATATTCTGATCGCCGGCTCCGCCTCCCGCGTTCTTCGTGGTATGGTGAACTAGATAAACGGCGCATCCGGTACGCTTCGCGATCTGGTCACGCCAGATTTGCATAGCCCACTTAACTTCACTGTTATCGTTTTCATTACCTTCAAAGGTTTCTGCGAACGGATCGACTATCAGAACCTCAATGTTATGCGTCTCAATGTACCGGCAAAGCGTTTCGACGATAGGCGTCGCAACAATGGTCTTCTTGGTCGCGTCATGCCCAGCTATCACGATGGAATCCGCCGCGTTTACTAGGTGGATCATCCCTGGGAGAAGCTTATCATCTGGCTTCATGACTTCGCGCGCCGCGCTTAAACGCCTGCGCTGCTCGTCAAGATCATCCTCGACATTGATAACCAAGGTCTTTGCACGGTGACGTGGCTCAAATTCACCCCACTTGTCCCCTGTAGCTAGCGCGATTGCTAACTGAAGGGTGAACAGGCTCTTACCTGAACCGCCTGGAGCGGCTAACATATGGGTGTATCCTGCCAACATCACGCCTGGGATAATCCATGGGCGAGGAGGAATCTTGGCTTCATCGAAATCAAACGCGTCGACTACCTTCAATTCGTAAGGATCGATAGGCGCTACTTCGTGGCCCAAGATTTCTGGAGCATTGTCAGCGTCTGCAGCGTCCCAACCCTTTGGAGCGTCCTCTGGGATCTCTATTTGCGTTACTTCGCACAAACCATCGAGTGCCGATGCAATAGCACCAGCGAACTTCAGCCCAGCTTCGTCAGCATCAGGCCAGATTATGACCTTCTTACCCTTCAGGGGAAGCAAGTTGGTGCGCTCTAGCGGGCTGTTCGAGCCGCCCATGACTGCTGTAGCACAAATATCCTGCCGGATTAACGCATCCGCAGCCTTCTCACCCTCACAGAAAACAACTGTGTCTGATTTTAATACGCCTGGGATGTTGTAAAGTGGTCTGATATCGGGAAGTCCGTAACGACCAGCGACAGCGTTCCATGGCAAATATTCTTTCTGCCCTTCTTCTGGCTCATATCGGTAGATAGATGCAATTATAACACCATCTTCGTCAGTATAATGCCACTCGCCCTTCTGTTGGCCTAGATCTCGTTGTACGCGCTTGGCTTTCTTAGCCAGCTGCTCTCTCTGATAGTTAACCTCCGGCTTAGTGCCGTTGCCAACCCAATCAGACAGCTCATTAAGGGCATCCTTAAACGAAATACCGCGCGCAGCGATATAAAGGTCTATTAGATTGCCGCCCTTTTGTGATGGATCGGCAAAGTCAGACCAAACGCCCTTCTTGGAGCCTGATGTCTGAATAACCAGCGAACCACCAGGGTTGCCGCGAATATCGCCGACCAAAGCCTTCTTTGGCGTGATGATGGCGGACGGGAACAACCAGACGATGAAGCTTTCGATAGATGATGAGAGTCCGCTTAGGACCTTCTCACGCTGGCCTTCGTCGAATTCGCTGGAAAGGAACTGCTCGAGCTCCTTTTCCTTAAACGCCTCATTGAAATCCATTACATTGCTCATTATACTAACTCCCAGCAGCTTTCGCGGTAATCGCAAAACTTGCATAGATAAAAATCTTCGTCCGGATATGAACGTGGTAACCGTTCGCCTGCAGCAGTGGCCTGTATAACCTGAACACCTCGGTCAGTACAATCCTGCGCCTCTGCCGCGTCAAACGGGACTAACTCGCTATAAATCTCCTGAGTGTCAGCGTTCATCACTGTAAAGAGCGCTGGGTTCTCGGTTAGACCGGAATACGCCATGTAGGTGTTGACCTGACCGTAATATACTGGCTTTGACTTCTTAATACCATGCTTTAAGCAAGCGCGCCAGCCCTTGGCTCCCAACACCTTATGCTCCCAAATGGCAGGGCATGCCATATCGATGGGAGCTTCGTTGATAATGCCGTCATAATGGCCCGAAATACGAGAGTTTCCCGTCTGGGGGTCCTTTGCGGTATAAAAGCCTAGCTGCTTACCATCTTCCTTCTCGGTAACCATCACAAACCCCGCAAGGCGCATCCAGTTAATCATATCGGCCTCACCATTGTGTCCGCGCTTGAATATGCGCAGAGTAGAGCCCTTGAAGTTGCGACTCTTTGGCGCATTCTCATATTCATATTGGAGCTTGCGAGCGCATTCCTCACCGAGGCGAGATCCGCCAAGATAGTTGCGTGGGGTTTCCTTTTGCTGTTCCGTCTCCATTGCAGAGTCGATTATAGCAGAAAGCTCATTCGAAAATCCACCCTTCTTTTGGGCGCCTGAGTTAAAGTCTAAAATGGGACTTCTCCCTCAAGGGATTCTGCCAATTCAAACCTGAATATCTTAATCGTATTGGCTACAAAGGATACTATCTCTTCTTTGGTAAAATCGTTAAAGGCTTTTCCGCCTACGCCACTTTCAGCGACGCTTTTTCCAAGCGCTGGTAGCATTCTTTTTATTGCTAGCGATTCACATGCCGCTAATTGATATTTGTTATTGCTATCGTTCATGTCCGTGTCCAACTTCCATTTATTTAAGCAGGCGCGCCCGCAAAACTTGTAGTCTATGAACCCCTTGGCATAACCAAGGCCTCCTGACCAGTACAATTTACAAGTTTCACAGACGCGCCCATTTTCATTATACGCTTTGCTCACTATGCCCAGTTAGGTTTTTCACCCTGAGGGGCACTTGGAGCAGCTTCATTGGCAGGCTTAGCAGACCCAGCTTCATTATAATCACGCGATCCAAACGCAATGGCATTGGCCATCTTGTTCTTATCATCGTAGCCGTCGCGGCCTTTCTCAATGCCGATCTTGCCGACAAATTCCATACCGGAAAAGTCGCCAAAGCTATCAACGATACGTGCCTTCATCGCGTCTTCGCTGGTATCGTCCGCTTTAATCCCGCGCGACGATTCCAAGATGCCGCGAAGCGATGAACGAGTGATGCTCACTGCCTTGTTCTCAGCTTCAGGGTGTCCACTCATCATGTTACCCCAGAACTTCCGTCCCTTGAAAGGGCCTCCGGTTACGACGTATTCGCAATTGAGCCAGCTATAAGCTGACTTTTCGCTGGATGATTCCCATCCACCGTCGCCGACCGCACCTGGTCGAATGGTCATGATAAGCGGGCAAATGCTGCCTGCTGGGATGAGGTCGAAGCTGCTGCTTACTGCGTTATTAAAATCCATTATTCTTGTCCTTCTTCTGTTTCATTAATGTTGCCGTAGCTTAATCGCTCGGCAATAGGCTCGTTGGTTGAGTTAATTTTTTCCATTAACCTTCCCAGATGCGGTTCCTCGATAAGATTAAGGCGACCGCTCCTGTCTTTCGCTGGGTAGCCCCATTGATTGACAGAACTTGTGACGAAGGCTCTATAAGGTTCTCCATCGTCAGGCTTCATTTGCACCATACATAACACTGTGTCAAGTATTCCCGGTGCTTCATTTTTCGTTTTCGTTCCTTCCACCTGCATTGTCCAAGATTTCCGACCAAATTCATCGGAGATCTCGTCAAGCAATCCTACTAGCCATACATTGTGCGTTTGGCAATGCTGAAATTGCTTTAAAAATGCAATCATCTCTCTACCTAGCAGTCCGTACGCTCCAAGCATGTTAGGTTTGCCTGTCTTATCACTGAACGCTTCAGGCTGTGTCTGGCACCAAGAAAAGCATATGCGAGAAAATTCAGTCAGCGAATCTCCAAATATGGTCTTATATTTAGAAACATCGTTGTCTTCAATGATCGCGTCATAATGCCCCTGGCTGTAGGGACGATCTTCGTCTAGTGCCGGGTTAGGACCGCCGACTGCGCAGGCTAGAGCCCGAGCTTCTGGCCATGTACGGATTCGTACCATGTCGCCACTCCACTCTCTAACCGACAGTTCGCCAGCTTCTGCGTTAGCAAACAGCGTGGTTTCTGCGTCTAGAGTGAAGAGAAGTGAGGTCTTACCAATGTCAAAGGGACCGATTATCAGGCCCTTTATCATTGATTTTTGAGCGAGGCGCTCGTCTGCTGTGATTATTTTCATAGCACGCCTCCGAATATATTGTCCATATTTTATTCCTTAATATGCCAACTGTGTTTCTGTAAAAGTGAAGTGGACGGCCCGAAACCGGGTTGGACACGCCGACTGGGGTATTAGAAAGCTAACTTTCCTATTCTCTCCAGAGACCGCCCACATTTCCTTTTGTTACCTTACGGCGAACATTTCTCGCGCGGTAAAGTAAAAACTCGTTTTTCCCGGCCAAGGATCGTCTAGTGGCTCGCGCCCCTGGTACTCCGCTTGTTTGCCGGCATGCTTTTCTATTAGTCCAAGTGCTATATGCTTTACACTATCTGGCGCAAAACGCAACCAGCTATTTGAAATAATTATTAGTGCCTCACATGGGTCGGTCTGACGCCCCAGCCAACGGCGGAAAAGCAGGAGACGAGGCTCTTGCTCTGTCAGCAAAGTCCATTGCTGGCGCTTCCATAACCGATAGGCTTTTAGCAGACGACCTTTTTCGTCCTGCTTTTCTTGCAGTGTCTGGCTCACTTAACAGCCCCAAGCTCTCGTAACCAGGTCATGGCTGTGTCAGAAGAACGGAACATTCCGCAGGGTAGGCCATTGTTCTTAAGCCAGTTCAACCAAGCAATCTGCTCCGGTTTCAGCGATCCCTTTTTATCCTTAAACTCAATAAACGCTGAACGGCCGTCCCAAAGGATTAGTAGGTCGGGTACGCCCTTTGACATTCCTTCCAGCTGACGTTGCCGTCCTTCCCATGCTGTGCGCTTACCTGAGTTAGGAAAGGCAACTGCGCGAACGTCTGGCTCGTGTCGGAGCTGGTTTAGAAAGCGTCTCTGGATCTGTGCTTCAGTTCCTTCGTCCGCTACGCCTCGCTCATCCGCGTGGAATAAATATTTATTTACAGCCATCCTAGCAGCCCCTTATACTGGTCGGGGGTGATCTTATGATGATAGGCGCGCTCTTCGATAAGCTTCTTAATAGCCTCAACAAAGGGAGCCGTGCCTAAGCCTACCTTATTGGGATTATAGTTGAGGCCAGTCAATGCGGGTGTTTGCTTTGGTATTATCATAGTTTTCACTCTCGTTTTGGACGCTATGTCCTGGCTTGACTTTTGTCGCCGCTGTGATGCTTCTAATGCTTGGCTGCGTGTCGGTTTATTATATTTCATATCGAGCCTTTCGTTTAGGATGTTCGTGCGATCATCCGCACGACCTCTCCCCTGTATGCGGATCAAAGAAACATGCAGCGGATTCGCTTTCATCTTGCTCTGTCTTTGTCTCCTGTAGGATGCCCATTCGTTTTCCGGCATCGCGGAAAGTTGTTAACCCCTTAGCACCCCCATTCCATCCTGTCATGTATATTCCGCTAAATTCGCTAAAAGATACGTGAGATGGTACATTGAGTGTCTTGGATACGGCGCTGTCAGTATATTCCTGCAGTTTTAGAAGGACGTTGATGTGCTCATCTATCGTCACCTCATTCGCCGTCTTTCCTTCGACGCCCCAATGCGAATAAGCATAATCGCTAACGACTTCAATCGCCTCGCCATCAGCAGTGCGCACGGTCCGATCGTATTCCAGGCGGAAAGGTGGCTCAGCACCGGATGAGACATTATCTGCCGTCAAGCTAATCGTCCCGGTTGGGGCAATTGAGATTAAGTGTGAATTCCTAATTCCGTGGTGTCTGATGACGGCGCGAATTGATTCCGGCAGGGCCGTGATAAACTCGGAGTCCAGATACTCGTTGGAATACATAGGAAACGCGCCCTTTTCGTTCGCCAGCAGCGCAGACGCCAGATAGCACTCATTCCGAAGAATGGTCATTATGCCGTCAGTCCACTCTATAAACTTGGGGCTACCATAGGAATACCCCAACGCTTCGCCAGCATTTGACAGGCCGGTTACGCCGATACCAATGCGACGCTTACTGATCGCCTCTGCCGCTTGTTCCGGAAGCGGGTAGATGGCCTCGTCTATCACATTATCCATGGCACGGACGATATCGGGTATGTCGACAATGAACTGGCGCATGTCAAATGTGTATGCACCCTCGCCAACCGACGACTGACGAATGTACTTAGTCAGATTAAAGCTTCCCAACAGACAAGCGCCATGAGGAGGAAGACACTGTTCAGCGCAAGGATTGGTTGCAGCGATGTCCTCACAATAATTCAGGTTATTCGCTTCGTTGATCCGGTCCAGGAACAGCACGCCGGGCTCAGCCCAGTCCCATGTGTTAAGCATGATAGTGTCCCAAAGGTCTTTGGCCTGGATTGTCTCGTAGACCTTCCCCTCGAACTTCAGATCAAAACTGCCGTCCTTCAGTACAGCCATCATGAACTCATCCGTGACGCCGACAGAGATATTAAAGTTGGTCAGGCTCAGCCCATCCTTCTTGCAGTTGACGAACTCATAGATATCCGGATGATCCACGCGCATGACGCCCATCATGGCCCCACGTCTATGGCCTGACGACGATATAGTAGAGCAGACGGCGTCCCATATGCGCATAAAGCTTACTGGGCCCGATGATTTGCTCTGTAGAGATTCGATCATGTCGTTGCGCGGGCGAAGTGTGGAGTAATCCATTCCTATGCCGCCGCCGAGCCGCATTGTTTCGGCAGCCTCAGCTACGCGCTTCATGATACCGTCCATGCTATCATTAATGGTACCCTGGACGTAGCAGTTGAGCGCTGTTGTCTTGCGCACGGCTCCGATCGCCGCCTGAACACGTCCAGCTGCAAGGAAGCGCTGGTTGAGCATGATATCTTTCAATGCTTCTACATGGGATGGGTAGTCACCCAATGTTGTAGCCAGGCGCACCTGAGACTCCTCAAAAGTCTCGTTAGCAGCCCGGTATTTGTCGGCGTGAATTTCCTTACCTAATTTGGTTTTTGGTCCGTACATTATAGTTGTTAATCCTTGGGTTAAGTTAATATATTCTCACCGAAACTCTGGGATAAGGTAGCCGAGCTTTTCGGGTGTATTTTGGGCTTACTAGGCGGGCAAGCTATCTTCTATCCAGGATTTCAACTGACTCTTCGGAGCCTGACCAACTCTGGTTTCTACTGGTTCGCCATTGTTGAATAGGATCAACGCTGGGATGCCGCGCACGCCATATTTCCCAGGTACATCGGGATTGTCGTCGATATTGAGCTTTACAATTGTGACCTGCTCACTCATTTCGTCGCTGATTTCTTCCAGCGCTGGATCGATCATCTTGCACGGCCCGCACCATTCTGCCCAAAAATCAACCAGTACCGGTCCGTCGGCCTTCAATATATCGTTTTCAAAACTATCATCTGTAACCGATTTGGTAGCCATTGGGATTCTCCGTATGTTTGATCTGTATTCAGGTAAACGGATTGGTATGTTTATCCTGGAGTTAAGTTAATATCTTCTTTGGTTAATTCAGCTACGAATAGCAGGCCCGTGATTGCGTGGGCTAGATGACGCAACCCACTTTCTTTGTCGTATACCTCGCCTTTAGACATAGCCATCAAGTGCCTCATGGCTGCGGATCTATATCTATCGACCGCTCCATCAACCTTCTTCCAGTTATGTTTCTCGTACTTACAAGCACCATAATCCAGAACCGAGACGAGTTCTTCCAGAGAATATGGCAGACCATCCATGAGTAAGCAAGGGTCTAATTTATTATTATCGAACTTCATTCCATCTTTGGTATTTTTGTCGTCCATGGTTATGCCCTCCACTTTCCGTTGGATATGGTATACAAGGATCGCTTGCCATTTCCGTACGTAACGATGTGAGATTGAGCCCATGTGGTGGGTCCGGCATTGTAACCTTGTTCCATGCTCGCCGCCAATCCTGCAACGTAAACTCCGTCGATAATGCTTGGCGTGTGAGTGTGCCCAGTGTTTGTCTTGGTGTTAAGACGTCTGAACTGCATGGGTCCGCCGCGTGATCCATTCACCCCGAGGTGACCATGCATGCCGAACTCAATTTCCATAAGGCTCATGCTCTCGTCTGGCTTGAGATATCGAACGTTCAGTCCCGCTGTCTCCTTGGACATAAAGTCGGTGAACGGGTCGAATTCCCTTCCGGCCTCAATGGCATCATATGTAAGATAGTTGTACTCATGCCATAGCTTTGCGTTAATTGGATCAACGCGAATGTCAGCCTCGAGCAACCACTTATTGAATGCGGCGTCATGGTTGCTGTGAACCACAACGACCTTAGAATAGTCGCGCGACAGATCCTTGACAGTGTTTGATGCCTGCTTCAATCCTTCTCTCACACACGTTGTTTTGTTTGCGAGCATCTGAGCCAAGAAATATGGGTTCTCGCGGTTGTGGTGATTGCGTGACATGAAGTCTGAGATATCGTGGCAGAACTGATACTCTGGCTTAAGAACGTCCAGCATACTTGTTCCGTTGCGGCCCCACGACGCGGCGCTCACGATATCGTCAGGCTTTTCGCTGTGAAGGTCACCCCAGTTAATGGCTAGGACCGGGCGCGTCTCGACGCTAGACCCAGAATATAGTTTGTCCAGATCCTGGAAGCTTCCGTTGCTGTCGGAGATAAGCTGGCGAGTGAATGTATTCCCAGAATCATCCATTTCAACGAACAGGGCGCCGGCGACGTGATGCCTCGATGCGATCTGTCCTGTGCGACGCTCGACATAGTTTCTTAGCGTTAGTGCTCCTGTTGTATGCAGGAACTTGGGGTCTGTACCCTTCAAGCGTGGCGCTGACTTCATTTGAACCTTAACATGGGGAACAATACATCCTCTAATCCCGGTATATGAGTCCAGACCGTTTAATGGGTTGGCTGCAGTCGGGTTGATGTCGAGTTCGCCGGCCCATACAAAACTGTCGCCGATGTCCAGATTGTGATCGATGACGAATGGCTTGATCCGTGGATCGTACCACAGGTCTTCGCTGTCCTTAGTTTTCATGAATCCGTTCTTATTGTAAGAGAACCTTCCGACAACAAGCTGGGCGTCGTTAGTCTCACAGAAACTCAGTAGCGTTTCTAGGAACTTATCGTGTATAAGCGTGTTGTTCTGAGCGCTGGTGAATACGAATCTCTTTCCCTTTAGACTGCCGCGGCTCCTGTCTGGGCTTAAGAGAACTCCAGAGTTGAGGGGCCCGGTGTCCTTATCGGTCTTAACCAGCAGTCTCTTGACCTGCACCCAGTCAGTTCCAGAATCTTTCATAATTCTTCGAAGGGACCGTTCCGATACGCACAAAGCCACAGAAAGGTCGTTGAGCGTTTTAATATTTACAGGTGAGTTTTTAACACCGGCAATATCGTTCCAAAAGTTATCTCTATTATAAATGTCCGTTACTCCACTTTGTGTTTATTCACACGCCGGCTATAGGCGCAGTTGTCCTTCTAAATTACCTGGCGGATTCGCCTCTTAGTTAACTTACTCTTGTTTGTTGCTGATGGTCAGTCCAAGATCGTCGAACTCCACCATCGCAACAGGGATGCCCCTCGCCATTAACTCTTGCGAGATTTCTATTTGCCATTTAGGCGGGACGCCGCGTTGTTTCCACTTACGCTGCGCGCACTCTCCAGCCCCAAGATCGGTTGCAACCTTGGTGACTAAATTCCAATTTATTGTGTTTTTCATGACCCTCCTTATAAAGACAATTTGTCCCATGTCAACAGCAAAAACCCCAGTATTTAATAATATTTAATGGACATTTTGTCCTTGACAGGATCCTTATTGGTGCTAAGACAGGTTCAAGAAACAGAGAAAAGGACACCGATAATGACAAACCCAAGTGACTATATATTCCAAGCCATGGAGCTTTTAGAAAAAGCAATGGACCATGATGACAACGTGCATGATTTTGTCGTTGATGCCCTCGAAGCGTGTGACAGTGCGAATGCAGATGTTATCATGTATATGGACGAGTGTTTATAATGCTAGAACTAAAAACAATCCCAATGCCGGTTGAGCCAAATGAACGCTTGCATGAACTATATTGCATGCTAGAGCACACACCTGCAGAGAAAAAGGAGTGGGATGAACTTACGAATACCGACGCCGATAAAATAAAAAATGACTCCATCGGAGAGGCCTTAATGGAAGGCATACTATACGCCGCAGCGCCGGAGTTACTGGCGACCTAATAACACTTAACATTAATCACAAATAAATAAGGATATAAGAAAATGAACTACACAAACCCAACTCGCCTACAGGTAGTAGCCGCAGCAGTAGCAGCTCACATCGCTATGGTTGTGATTTTAACCGCAGCAGCACTCCCATACGCAGGAGTTTAACTAACGGAAGGCCACCGGCTTCGGCTGGTGGTCGTTTAAGGAACTTAAGATGGACAATGAAGCAGAGAAGAGACTTAGAGCAAGCGTAGACTTTGATGAACTGCGCGAAACAGTTAGCAAACTCCAGGAGCTGTCTGTTAAAGCATACGACGATATGATCAGTATGCGTATCCCACCAGGAAAGCGTTTTGATCCATACTTTGATCTCTGGATTGACAAACGTAACCTAGATAGAGCTGCAACGGCTCTGAACGAAATTCTGAAGCCACTTAATGAACAAGGCCGGGCCTACCGCAAACCGGACGTACCTTGTACGGGCGTATCAGAAGACTGTAGCTGCGGTTACTAAAAGACAAAGGAACAAGATAATGACCATAAAAGATACAGACACATACGTTTCCGACAAGTCCGGCAACATCAACTACTACAATCGGTACGAAAGCAAAGATGCAGCAATCTCTGCTCTCAAGTCTCTCGTTGACTGCTATGACTGCGTTAACTGCAAGGATTGCGCTTACTGCGTAAACTGCTATGGCTGCACGAATTGCGTTGAAGGCGAGGACTGCGTTGATTGTGTTGATTGCAAGGAATGCACCAAATGCGCTGGCTGTAATGGCTGCTCGCTCTGCACCGAATGCAAGGGTTGTGTTGATGCCGAGAGTCTCGTGGCAGGACCTCCATACGAAGGAACTGTCGAATGACGGTAACAGACACAAGCGTCTTTGACGAGAGCGGCAATGTTAACTACTTTGTTAGTTTCGACAACAAGGAGGAGGCAATCGCCGCTCTCAAGTCTCTCGTCGATTGTGTCGGCTGCGTTAACTGCGAAGACTGCAGAGATTGCGTTGGATGCAATGGCTGTGCAGAATGCTATAACTGCGAAGGCCTCACGGACTGCTATAAATGCGTAGACTGTGTTGACTGCGCTTACTGCGTTTACTGCACGGACTCCAGGGACTGCACGGATTGCAAAGACTGTGATTACTGCGTGAACTGCATTTCTTGCTCAAAATGCAAGGGATGCAGGGGTTCTAAGGATTGCACGGACTGCGGATGGTGCGCTTGGTGCACGAAATGCGAGAACTGCAATGACTGCGCGAACTGCAAGAACTGTGTTGAATGCGATTTCTGCGTTTGCTGCTTTGAGTGCGTTGGCTGTACAGACAGCTATAAATGCGCTGACTGCACGGACGGAGATGTCGAAGAAGGAGAATGACAATGACAATGATAGTAACAGACACATACGTTGCCGATGATAACGGCAATGTGAATTACTACGATCAGTTCGACGACAAGGGGGCGGCGATTGCTGCCCTCGAGTCTCTCGTCGAGTGCATTAACTGTGTTAACTGCAAGGATTGCACCTTCTGCGTTGACTGTAAGGACTGCATTGACTGTACGACCTGCACAAAATGCGTTGGCTGCGTCAATTGCATCGCCAGCAAGAACTGCAATCAATGCCGAAGCTGCAATGACTGCATCAAATGCTATGGCTGCACGTGGTGTAAGTTCTGCACGAAATGCTACGGATGCTACGACTGCAGAGACAGCAAGGGCTGTGATGGATGCGATGAATGCGCTTACTGTGTTGACTGCGTCGATTGCAAGGACTGCTATAAATGCGAGGGCTGTAATGGATTACGGGGCGGTTCCTCAAAAGTAGAGCCCGGCACCGCGACATGAAATATGTAAGCAAGGGCCTAAATAGTTGGACGGCGCGGCGCGGTTATAAAGACCGTTGCCGCGTCCCAGGACCAATCCGTAGCGAGCGAAGCGACCGAAAATGGTGGCATCGTGTATTAGGAGTAATCTGATGGAACAACGTAAAACAGCCATTAATAGCATTGCATTTCGCACGTGCAGACTACCTTCATTTGGGGGCAATATTAAGGCTCAAAATGAGGCTATAAATAAGGCTCAAAAAGCTCCGAAAAAAAGTGCTAAAAAAAGTGCTAAAAAAGGTCCTAAATATGTGTTTGCGTCAAATGCGAAAACCAATGTGCGCCATTTGACGCATTTAACGCAAAATGAAGTGCGTCAAATAATAGAAATCCCTTAATGTATTTAACGCTTGCGCAAGATCAATCACCGGGTGTGATTTGATTTTGCGCACATGCTACAAAAATACATGTCATAAGGGACTTTTCTAGCGGCGACGAGAATGACGATTTTAAGTGTGAAAATAGGGGGTAGAAAAAGATGAGAATTGAGAACGAATCTGGAGCATCTAAAAACACCCTTAAATATGGAGAATAAAGAGGCCATATAAAAAAAGTGGAAAAAAGTGGAAAAAATGAAATTAGCTGTTGCGCTATCCCAGAAAGTGTCTTACTACATTCCTACAAGATGAAGAGAAACAAAAAATAGGACGGCAGCACGCTAATGCCACCGCCCTTTTAACCGAACAAACGAGAGGTAACTCGAATGCAAGACGAATCATCATATAGAAAATCCTATAAAAGTCAACAGTCAGCTATCGTTGAGAACGAAGGATTATTCGAAATCGACATGGAATTTTTGGACGCCGATGAAAAATGGGTGGCCACTGGAGACGGATTCTGGGATGCCGAAGCTGAATATAAAATATATTTAGAAACTCAGGAAGCAGCATAATATGTTTAATGTGTCCGTCAGGTCACTGAGAGGGTCCCAGGAGGCTGTTGAATTGTCTTCTGGACCCACGGATAGGGAGTAGGTCGAAATGGCTCTAGAAACAGTCTTAGAATCAGAAAATAAAATTCCACTTGGATTACGACGTGGTAAAGTTGCAACTGTAACAAATTATGCAGCATTCGCACACCACGTTTACAGGAAAGATCCCGTTGAATTCAAGAAATGGCTAGATGGACAGGCTGGAAAATACGCAGATGTACCTACTACCCCTGGACTAAGAGTAGAGAAGGAAAATAGTTGTGGACGCTAGAAAGCTGGATGTCATCCGAATGAAGGGAAAATTAAGATCCTGGGAATCAGAGATTGGCGCAAGGAGCCAGTTTTCTGGAGTAGCGTCGGCTGTAGCATTGCAAATTAGAATTGATATCGCTCGAGCTGAGCACTACATTGAGGAGAACGACATTGGTTGATCTAGCCAACACAGTGGCCCTAACAAACCGCAAGCGAAAGCAGGCAGAGCGTGCTAGACCACGTGGAGGCAAGAAAAAGCAGGCCAAGATAGTCGCGATAGAGCCAACTCCTGAGCAGATGGAAAGGGCAGACTTTGTCCCAGCTGGGATGGCTCGACGTAGAACACCCATGATTGATACGATGCTGGCAAAGCAACAAATCACAGCGGTTTCCTACATCCCGCTCAGCTATTACCGTCAGCAGGCGATAGACGCAGACCGATCACCGATTAAGTCGAACATCGATTTCAAAGGTGGATCGGGCAATGCAAGACCAATTGGATATGAAACCCCACAGCAAATGGAGACTGGGCGCATTGAACGAGACCTGGGTGCACTGCGTGATATTGTGAGAGCCATAGCTGTTGATGATTACTCAATCAGCGAGTGGTGTGTCAAAACATACGGCGGAAAAGAAGTCACACGTGGTAAGCGTGTTTCGATAGAGCCACGGCGTAAGCATATCAACTTATCGCTGCTTGAATTGGCTGATGGTGCTAGCAGAATCAAAATCTAGACCACAATACTCCACGGCACTGTAAATAGTTCTTGACTTTAGTGCGGCAACCTACTAGGTAGATACCAAGAGTTAGAATTGTATCTAGTAGATACGTAGGGTTATACGAATGCGGGGGACGGGCTACGCTTCATGCTTAGCGACCAGGTCCCCTGCACTAACCATATTTAGAGTTTAGGGCCGGTAGCTTTTGCTACGATCTCCACCGATGGCCCTGATTAAATTCCCGTCACAATCAGCAAAGCGATGCAATGAACAATCTTGCGCTAAGACATGAGCGTGACGGGGCATTCACACCAGGCAAGCAGACCCTTCCTACTGGGAGGCTGCAAAGGGGTTCGACATGGATAGCAAATTACGCGAAACATCAGAGCCCACTTTGCTGGCAAAGCTGTCCGGTGGACAAAGCCTTGTATCCATCTGTAAAGCTGATGATATGCCCAATCGTTCTACCGTCCAAAGATGGCAGGATGATGATGAGGAATTCAATGCGGCAGTTACGCGCGCGAGGGAGATCGGATATACCGAGCGTGCAGACCAGGCTGTTGAGGATGCTAAAAACTCTCACGACGCCTCACTTGGTCGTCTGGCATTTGATGCCGAACGCTGGTATCTTGGTAAGCTGTCTAACGCATTCAGCGACAACAAAGAAAAAACACACACCGTCAAGCACGGCGTAAGCACTGAGGTCCAGGAATGGCTGAAAACGTCCTAGAGCAAGCCGCTAAGAAATGGCCTAATAAGTCATCGCGGCTATCGACAGGCTTTTATAGCATTCGAGACAAGTCAGGTGCTGTCGTACCTTTTCGGATGAACACTGACCAGGCCGCGTTTATTAACAACCGGCATGGGCTGGACCTGATACTCAAGGCACGGCAAAAAGGATTCACAACCGTTATTCAGCTGGACATGCTGGATGATTGTTTGTTCAAACCCAATACGGCTTGCGGCGTGATCGCTCACAACCTATCGGACGCTAAGTCGTTCTTTGCTGATAAGATCAAGTTCGCATACGATGAATTGCCAGCCGAGTTCAAAGAGGTTATCTCTGCAACGCAAGATGCGGCGGAGAGCATGAAGTTTAGTAACGGATCATCGATCCGAGTTGGTACGTCGTTGAGATCAGGAACGCTGCAAAATCTGCACGTGAGTGAGTACGGCAAGCTATGTGCGAAGTACCCAGAGAAGGCCAGAGAGGTCCGGACGGGTGCTTTTAACACTGTCCAGGCTGGGCAGAATATAACAGTTGAATCTACGGCCGAAGGGCACAGCGGACACTTCTACGACCTAAGCGTAGCGGCACAGAATCTAGAGGGCAAGGAGTTAACTTCTCTCGACTTCAAGTTTCATTTCGCCCCTTGGTTCACCAGCGAAGAATATAAACTATCACAGACCGTCTTGGAAACAACCGAGATGAAAGAGTATTTCGAGAAGATTGCTCCATATGTGATTGAGACACAGGAACACGATTTAACTCTGCAACAGCGCGCTTGGTACATCAAGAAGACTGAGCAGCAGGGCGATGACATGAAACGCGAGTTTCCGTCCACGCCAACAGAGGCATTCGAGGCAAGCGTTGAAGGAGCATACTTCAGCCGTCAGATGGCCGCCATGCGCAAGCAAGGCCGGATTTGTCGGATACCGATCCTTGAGGATGAAGTTTATACAACGTGGGATCTAGGCTATAACGACATGATGGCAATTTGCTTCTGGCAAGATGTTGGCATGGAACGCCGGTTGATTGATTATTACGAGAACAGCGGTGAGGGATTCGGACATTACGCCGACATACTGCGCCGCAAGGGTTACAGCTACTCACACCACTACATGCCTCATGATGCAGACCATCACATGCTGACTGTCAGAGCAACGACACGGAGACAGGAAGCTGAGGAAGCGGGAATAAGCCCGATCACTGTATTGAGCAGAATCGCTACTGAGATGAGCGGGATTGACTCCTCTCGGGCATTCTTGCCCAATGTATGGATTGACGAGGAACGCTGCGACCGCATGATTAAGTGCTTGGATAACTATCGCAAGGAATGGGACGATAAGATGGGAACGTGGAAGTCCATGGCCCGTCACGATGAGTTCAGTCATGGTTACAAGGCATTTGAGACTGCATCGATACGGCCAGCTCCGATAACCTACAGGACTCCGATATTAACAGGAATGAGAGTTGGGGTGGTTTAATAGCCCCAGCAACACAGAAGGAACGCCACGATGAATAAACGTAAAGAGGGCGCAGAACTTAAACCAGCCGCTACACAGGCAAAGCTCGAACTGAGCACTAACACCGTAGCAGCAAAGCCAGCTAAGGTCGCAAAGCCAGCTAAGGTAGTCAAGGCAACCAAGGCTGGACCAGCACACGCTGCAGCATTGATCGCGGCAATCGAATATCACAATGATAAGCTAACTGCTGACGTAGAGGCTGGCAAGACACTGCCATTCGCCTATCAAGTTGGGCGCGTAATCGAGGGGTTGAAGACAATATGACTGAAGTTTCAGATCTCTTTACCAGCAGCGAAGAGCTTGTCGCAGACGAGTTTATCGAAGGCGAAAGCGTGGTCGAAGTTGTCATGGATGACGGCGAGCTAGCCTCAATCATGAACCAATTGGAAAACGATGCCATTGGTTACTTTGAAGACGAGATCAGCTACGACCAAGCGCGGTCGATAGATTATTATTATGGTCGCATGCCTGACCTGGTCGCTGCTCCTGGAACATCCAGTGTAGTCGACGGGACTGTCGCTATTGTGGTAGACAACGCATTATCGCTGATCCTTAAGCCGTTTGTAGCAACCGACGACACAGTCAGCTTTGCTCCACGCGGACCAGAGGACGAGGAACAGGCCAAGCAGGCTACTGAGTTTGTTAACTACATCTTCAACAGCGACAACCCCGGCTTTATGATCATGCACAACTGGTTCAAGGACGCACTCCTGACCAAGCTTGGCATCATCAAGGTTTGGTGGGACGAATTTGAAGTTGTTAGCAAAGAGGAATACACCGTAGGTGATGAACTTGAGCTACAACTGGCTCGCCAGGAAGAAGATTACGCCGGAGAATACCCTGGCCCAGACGGCATTGTTGTCCAGATGGAAACCCGCAAACGTGACGGACGAGTGAAGATTGAGAACGTGCCACCTGAAGAGTTTCAGATTAGCCCGTTCAGTCGTTCGACCGAAACCAGCGATTATATCGCACACGTACCAAAGAACATTACCCGCTCTGACCTGATTGAGATGGGATTCGATCCAGAGATCGTCGAGGCGTTGCCAACATTCACAGGTGACGGACTTGAAGAGACTCGTAGACAGAAGCGTTATCAGGACGAGGAATTTAACGACGGCTATCAAAGCAAGCCACATCCTTCACAGGACATCATCGGCATTCGTGACGAATACGTACGGATAGACTTTGATGGTGACGGGATTGCTGAGCTTCGCCGTATTGTACGCCAAGACAACATTATCTTGTTGAACGAAGAAGTCGACGACCACCCATTCGCCACACTGTGTCCCATCCCGATGGCTCACAAGGTTTATGGTGTCTCGTTGGCTGATAGAGTTATGGAGATCCAGAAGATCACCACAGCGCTATGGCGTCAGACTCTTGACAACCTGTACAAGTCGAACAACCCACGCCCAATCTTGCCTGAAGGCTCTGAGCGTTCGGATGGGTCGACTGCAAGCAGTTTGATTGATGCTGCGCCAGGCGCGGCTATAACCGAAGGCCAGAAGCAGATCCGTTTCGAAGCGGTTCCGTTTACAGCTGACAAGTCCTTCCCGATGTTCCAGTATCTTGAACAGCAACAGGAAGCACGGACAGGGATCAATCGGGCCGGCAACGGACTAGACGCCAATGCAATCCGCTCGTCGGGTAGCATGACTGATTACCAGATGGCTGCGATGCAATCGAATAAGAATGTTCGCCCTGAAATGATCGCTCGGATATTTGCCGAGACAGGCGTTAAGCGTGCATTTGAACTGATTCTTGGATTGGTAGTTAAGTTCCAACCTAAGGAACGTGCCATTAGACTGCGGAACGAATGGGTTGAGATTGATCCACGCGGCTGGGCTCCTGATATGGACCTAGAAATATCCGTTGGTCTTGGTCTTGGTGAGAAGTCTGAGCAAATCGCACAGTCTGATAGCGTTCTGCAAACAATGGCAGAGATAGCTCAATCACCGTTCGATGGTCTGATCGACCAGGAGAAGGTTTATAACGCCGTTAAGCGCAAGTTTGGCGCGGCAGGCATTAAGAACATCGACGAATATCTCGTTGAGCCTAAGCAGAATGAAGAAGGCCAGCCAGCTGAACAAGAAGGACCTAGTCCCGAACAGATGGCTGCTCAGGCTGAAATGCAGATGCAACAGGCTAAGGTTCAGGGAGAACAGCAACTTGCTGCTGCTAAATTGGAAGGCGAGCAGGCTCTTGACGCTGCTAAGCTGCAAATGCAGCAACAGCAGTCTGAGCTTACTATCCAACTGTCTCGCGACAAGGCGGCGTCTGAAGCTCAGCTAGCCCGTGACAAGGCCGACTCTGAAGCGCAACTTGCCCGTGATAAGGCGGAGTTCGAAGCAGAGATGGCTATTGAGAAATTGCGTACCGAGGAAGCTCTAGCTGTACAAAAGGCTGGATCTTACGAGTTAAGCAAAAACAGACCGGGTGGCGATCTTGATAAATAAAGGAGAAAGGATCGCACGAGCGATAAGAGCCAGGCTATTTATGGACAGCGACGAGGTTCAGATAGCATTCAAGGAAATAGAAGCCGACATTCAGCGTGAATGGGAAGGAGCCCTCACAAGGCGCAAGCGCGAAGAGAAATGGCGGGAATTAAGGACTACGAAGAAGTTACAGTCGAAGTTGACTGCTTATGCCGGACAGGCACCACAATAACAGAAAAAGGTAATTTTATATGTCAGACACTGCCCAGGCCGAAATGCCAGCAGACCCGAATGTTGCACTACAGACGGCTGCTAACGCTTTCAAGAACTTTGATAAGCCAGAGCCCGCCGCTAGCGACGAGACTGAAGAGTTTACTGAAGAAGAAATTCAAGCTGACGACGAGGAATTCATCGACGATAATGTTGATGGAGAACTTGAAGCTGGTGAGATTGATGAAGGGGAAGTTGGAGAAGTTGAGGCACCGGAAACCGATGAGGTTACCGACCAGCCAGACGCAGCTCCAATGCCGACATCATGGGGTAAAGAGGATTCGGTCGTATGGACCGCGCTACCACCCGAAGCACAGGCACTTGTTGCTGAACGTGAAGGGCAGCGTGATACGGCTGTAAACCAAAAATTCCAAGAAGCGGCGAATATCCGAAAAAACAATGAACAGTTAATCGGTGACGCCACAGCCAACCGGGATCGTTTCTTACAACTCACTCAGGAAGTGGAACAGCTGGTACAGCCAGTGAAGCCAAATCCAGCGAGTTACGGAGCAGGATCGGGGAATTACGACCGGGAAAGCTATGACCTAGCTCTTGCCCAATTTGAAGCGCAAACAGAATTCGTTCATCAGGTTCGTGAAGAGGCTACATTAGCCCGGAACGCAGCTAACGATGAACAGTCCCGCGAACAGAAGGAATGGATGGCAAACCATCAGGCTGAATACGGCCCCAGATTTGTTGCTGAAATGCCTGATATAGCGGATTCTAATAAAGCAGCTCCGGCAATGCGAAGTCTTGTGGACTATGCCCTTAAAAGCGGTGTTCCAGAAGATACGTTTGCACCTGACAACCAGCAGAATGTCACAGCGGCAGAATTAACAATTCTCGCCAAAGCGATGAAGTACGATAAGCTAGTTGCAGGCAAGGGGAAGCCAGCGCCTAAGAAGGCAGGACCAGCGATTAAACCAGGCGTAACAAGCCCGCGATCGGCGATCAACAAGACGGCTTTTCAACGTAAGTCGGCAAGGTTGGCAAAGAGCGGTAGTATCGAAGACGGTGCTGCTATTTTCAAGGACTTTTTTAAATAACAAGGAAATAATATAATGGCTAAAGTTACAAATTCACTGGCGACATATAATGTCACCACAAACCGGGAAGATCTCGTTGACGAAGTTTTCAACATCTCCCCAGAAGATACGCCTTTCATGTCTGCTGTTCCTCGCGTAAAAGCGACTGCAGTTTTGCATGAATGGTCCACCGACGTCCTGGCAACTGTTAACCCGAATAACGCACGACTTGAAGGCGACGCTCTAAACCGCGAAGCTTCTGTTGCGCCTGTTCGTCAGCAGAACTACTGCCAGATTTCAAGCAAAGATGCTACCGTAACCGGTACGCAGCGCGCTACAAATCCTGCAGGCATTGACGACATGTTGGCTTACCAGATGTCCAAAAAGTCTGTTGAATTACGCAAAGACATGGAAGCAGCCCTTTTGGGTAACTCAGGTCAGAATGCTGGTAACGTGACTACTGCACGTACCTTGCGTTCTTTCAACGCCTGGATTAGTGGTAATGGTTCGCGTGGAACCGGCGGCGCCGATTCTACTTCTCCAACCGCTCCTGCGACCGACGCGCCAACTACTGGTATCCGTCCATTCACAGAACCACTTCTGAAAGATGCTATCAAAGATGCATATGATGATGGCGGCGAGCCTATGTTGGCTCTCGTTGGTACGTTCAACAAGCAGGCATTCTCTGCATTTGTAGGTCGTACGACTGCTCGTGAACAGGTCAAGATTGGCCGCGTTCAGGCTGCAGCTTCCCTGTATGCTTCTGATTTTGGTGACATCAAAGTTGTTCCAAACCGGACCCAGCGTGGACGTGATGCTTGGATTATTGATACTACCAAGGTAAAGGTTGCTGGACTACGTATGTTCGAACCACAGGAAATTGGTCGTATTGGTGATGCTGTTACTCGTGATCTTATTAGTGAGTACACTCTCGAAATGTGTAACGCTGATGCTCACTCTTTAGTAGCCGATCTGGCTGTCGTATAATAGTATTGTATTAAGGTGCCTCCCGTGGTAGTAGATACGTCTGCTCCACGGGAGACATTAATAGTATTTTTATAGGAGGTAACATGTCGAAAAAATCAATTCTAGACTGGCAACCAAACAAAATGAAGAAGGTTATTTACCACGAAGAAGACGGTAAAAACTATATTGAAACTAGGCAAGACGTAACCGATCTAGTCGACGGTGCAGCGATGCTTCGCGATTTACCGGTAGCAGACAAAGATTTTATGCAGGTAGCTGTTATCCCTGAAGCCGTTTTGAACCGCTCTTTTACAGAAGGCTGGTTCAACGACCCAAAAGCGTGGAAGCGCTGGGCGAACGACCCCGACAACAGAGATTTTAGGACTGGAGGAGGCAACCTTTAATTAGGCTGTCGACTCTCATTCCTGGTAAAAAGAAGATTTAGGAGACTACGCCATGGGCTTAGCAGTAACTACCGCAGGCAACTTTGCCATCGAGACATATGCTGGACTGCAAACATATATTGCAGACGTACTAGATCGTGGTGACTTGGCTGATAAGATCCCTACATTCATCCGGCTTTGCGAATATCGTATGGAGCGTCTTATGCCCCATATCAAGCGTGAGAAGGTTTTGATTCTAACGGCAACTGGCGAAAGCGTAGTGCTGCCATCTGACTTTACCGAAATGATTGCCGCTCACTTGGTGCGGGACCCTGTGCAAATACTACAGGTACTGTCCCCTGCATCACTGCGAGAAGGCTATCATGGATCAGGAACTCCCATAGGCTATTCGATTGGCAACGGCGTTATGCGCCTTGGCCCACAGCCTGACGGTGAGTACCAGATTTCTATAACCTATCTCAGCGGCCTGCCTAAGCTAAGCAACGCCGATTCATCCAACTGGATACTGGAGAACAATGCTGATGCCTATGTTTATGGCGCATTAGTACAGGCTGAGGCCTATCTGTCGAATGACGAAAGAATCGGTCTGTGGAGAGCTGCGTTTGATGGTGCTATTGGTGAAATAATCGCCCACGGCCTACGGTATCGTGCTGGCGGTATGCCAATGCGTCTAGCAAGCCCGGTGGTAGTGTGAAAACCGATTACATCTGGCCGGAGTTTATGCCGGACCAGAGCGACAGTTCAAACGTGCTTTTGCAGGCGACTAACGTGTATCCTGCCCTGGATACGTATCGTCCTGTTAAGGCGTTCAGCTCGATATCAACCGGCCTGAGCGATAAGTTCAATGGCGGGGCCTCGTTCATATCTGGCGGCGGTACTGCTTATCTGCTCGCCGGTACAATGAGCGGGCTAGAGATTCTCGGCTCGGGAACATGGACAACGAAACTAGACGGCCTGACCATCAACGCTCGGTGGAAGTTCGAGCAATTCGGAGACTTTGTTGTCTGTGTAAATGGACTGGTTACGCAAAACTATGATTTGTCGAATGATACCGTTGCGCCGCTAGCTACAGCCCCAACAGGCATTGATGTAACCGTTGTGGGCGAGCAATTCGTTGCTATCGCACAGCCTAACGGAAACAGACTGAGGATTCAGTGGTCGGGAGTTGATGACCACACAGAATGGACCGTAGGGACCAAGTCAAGCGGATTTAAAGAGTTTTACACTGGCGGCGAGGTTATGGGCGTCGTTGGCGGCGAATATGGGCTTGTCATGCAGCGCTTTGCGATTACACGCATGAACATAACGGGTGACGCTGAGGCTCCATTTAGCTTCGACCAAATAACCAATAACTATGGCTGCGCCTCCAAGGCGTCGATCGTATCACAGGGCAGAACTACCTTCTGGCTCTCTGATCGTGGGTTCATGGGCATTGATGACGGACAGGCAATCGTAGCGATCGGTACTGAAAAGATTGACCGATGGTTTGCCTCAAGGGTCCCAACTGAGGATTATGAACGGATATTCACAGCGATTGATCCTAGTAACAAATTGGTGTTCTGGGCTGTCCCAGGCGCGCCAGGATTCATGCTTATTTATAATTGGGAGCTGAAGCGCTGGACGACATCTGAACTCAACTTTACTGGGCTTATGTCAGGCTACACATCGAGCGAGTCTCTCGAAGTCGTTGCCTTGGCCTACCCAGATATAGATACAATGCCTTTCAGCCTGGACGATACCCGGTTCTCGGGTGGTACGCCTCGCCTTTATGCAGTGGACGCCACAAACGCCCTAGGAACGCTTACAGGGGAAAATTTGGAGGCCCGCTTTAGACCTGCATTATCTGAGGTTTCTCCGGGACGAAGAGTCAAGCTACGCAACCTATGGCCCATCACGGACGCAACCACAGGGATCGCTATTGAAGTTGATCACAGGCAGCGTCGCGGCGATAAAGAGAATATCACGAACGCCATGGACATCAGAACAAGCGGTGTCATGAACGTTCTGTGCACAGGACGCTATATGCGGACGGTACAGACAATCGCAGCAGGAACTGTTTGGTCCTATACCAATGGACTGACATTTGAATATGAACCGGATGGCCCACGATGAGACCTATTCCAGAGTCGGCTAACCGGCAAGATTGGCCACGCCTCGTGGCTGCTGCAGTGAATTTCTTACTAGCGAAGGAAGATAAAGATAATATGGCTGAAAATCTTGAGAAGCTTGCATTAATTAATAGACTTAATCTAGTTGCGGAGGGTCGGGTTGACGGCTTATCCATCGTACATATTGTCGGAACCGGAAGCTCCTCAGTTGTGCCTAACCAGAGAGGACCATACGATGTCTGGAATGGCGGCGGTCCCTATCCAGGCTTTTTAGTTGATGAGGCAGACACCGTTACCGTTAAGTCGGACGGAGGTGATCAATTTCCGCAAGGAAGCGGCGCCCGGTTGGTAAGAATTTATGGCTTAGACGAAAATTATGTAGAGCAACAGGAAGACATAGAGATGAATGGACCCTTTGCCGCTACGTCAACGAACACCTTTATTCGGATTAGTAAGGTCTTGGTTCACACGTCTGGTTCCGAAAAAACGAATGTTGGAAGGATTACTTGCAGCAAGACAGGCGATGCTACAATTGTTCTTGCTATATTGAGAGAGCGCCAGGGCAGTTCTTCCAATTGTCTATATACAGTTCCGGCTGGTAAAACAGCATATTTTAAACACATAGAGTGTTCTGCTAACGCGTCAACCCCAATTCCAAAAGTTAACGTCTCAATGCAGATCCGAAAATTAGGCGAGTCCTTCGTGGCTGACAGATATTGGTCAGCGCCGACTGAATATCCGCTATCTGAAATCATCAGGGGCGCACTGCCTATACCAGAAAAGAGTGATATTGTTCTTAGGCAAACTAGTACGGGCAGAGTGCTGGCATCTCTTGATTTCTTAATGGTGGACAATGCCGATGCCTAAGTTTAACAACGATTGGCACAGCTACCTAAGGTTCAGGGATGAATTCGCAGAGGCGATGGACACTAGGTTTTACACGATTGGATGGCTAGACCATCAAGTGAGTAACAATATTTTTAGGTTGTTTTGTGCTGATGATGCGGCGATCATTGCAAAAATGGTTAGATATCCCACGGGAGCGAAGGCTGTCAAGGGTGTTTATCAAGCTGGCAACCCCTACACGGCCGTTGGAAAGCTAATTCCGCTTGCTGAGCTCTGGGGCTCAGAGGAGGGCGCGAATTACGCTCGTATAGCCAGTCGCCCCGCATGGCAGCGGATGTTAACAGATTATCATCTCTACAAGACAGATATTATAAAGGAAATTCACAATGGGTAGTTTTAGCAAAAAAAGAGTAAACGAAACAACACCGGTTTATTCACCTCAGCTGGAGTCAGCGGCTGGTACCGTCACTGATACATTTAATCAGAACCAGGGCAATGTTCAGGACGTCACAGACCAGATTACAGGTCTTGTTCCTGGGCTAGTCAATAGATTCGAACAAGGTGACACAGGGGTCAACGCGGCCCGTGATTACAATGTCGATGTCCTGGAAGGTAGATACCTTGACAGCAACCCATATCAAGAAGCTCTGATCCAACAGAACAACGATCAGGTTCGCAACCAGGCACAGGTAGCCCTCGGTTCACGCGGATTGGCTGGAACAAGCGATTATCAGGATATTATTGCTGACCGTATTAGTCAAAATGATATCGGACAGCGCGCTAACTTCTATAACGCTGAACGCGCTAGGCAGGCAACCGCAGCCGGACAGGCTCCTGGAATCGCCAATGCTGACTATGCAGCTATCGCTCCTTTGTTGGGCGCTGGTGGCGCTGCTCTCGCACCTGGTCAAAGCGCCGGTGATTATGCTGGATCAATTGGTGGACTGCTTGGTCCTTACACCAATCAGACCAGCGAGCAAACCGGTGGATTCTTAGGTGACTTACTATCAGCAGGCCTTGGTGGCTTGGGTTCTTTTATTGGAGGTAGAGGCTAATGATCGGCGGAATATTTGGTAAAAAGCGCAACCCGTTTGAGGTTGACGAAGCAATAGTAGTCGAACAGCCGGGACAGGATTTCGGAGATTTCGGTGCTGGTGTTGGACCACAGGGCGGCGACCCAATGGGCGCGCCTGAGGTTAAGAAACCCGGCTTCTTCCAGAGCGACAGAGGACGTAACGCAATCGGCACATTTGCTGATACGCTTATTCAACTGCGCAGCGGCGTAAACCCTGGCATTTCCCAGGGCTTGCAGCAAGGACAGATGTTACGTGCACGGGCAGAGAGTGCTCAGGCACAACGTGCGGCTGATAATCAAGATTGGCTAGCAAGACAGGAATATAAGGCAGAAAATCCAGCCCCTACGGCAACAATGAGAGACGTCGAATGGCTCAACAGCCTTTCTGACGCCGACCGTGAGAAGGCACTAGAAGCAATGCGGGCCAAGAACCCAACATTCTTCAAGGGTTGGGACGGCCAGAGATACCAGAGCGGTGTTCCTGCAGCCCCAACAGCAGGCCCACAGGTAGGCACTATTGAAGATGGCTATCGCTTCGGCGGCGGCGATCCTGCAAACCCTGCAAGCTGGGAAAAACTGGGAGGCGCTAGTGGAGACACTAGTGGAGGGTTTTGATGCCAACCGTCTAAACCAGATTACTGCACAGACCGAAAGTGGGAACAGAAATTATTCAAATGGACGTCCCATTACGTCAACTAAAGGCGCTAAGTTCGCTATGCAGGTAATGCCCGCAACAGCACGTGATCCTGGATTCGGATTAAGGGCTGCTAACCCGAACAATGCAGAAGATATGAATAGACTTGGCCGCGAATATAGAGTAGCAATGGAAAAACGATATAACGGAGATCCCGCGAAAATGTGGGCTGCTTATAACGCTGGTCCTGGCAGAGTCGACAAGGCAATTGAGGACGGAGGAGATTGGCTGTCACGCCTTCCCCGTGAAACACAAAATTATGTTCGCAAAAACATGCGGGCTTTAGGAGCAAATTAATGGCTAACCCTTGGGACAAATATACAAACACTGGCCAGGCTGGCCCTGGCGTCGACCCGCGCATTGCAAATGAAGTTGCAGCGTCGCAGTACGATCCGGCTCTAGCCCGTGCTACACTGCAGGTTAAGCAGCAGCAAGCCGCTACAGCAGCAGCAACTGCGGGCATTAACGCCCAGAAGAACCAGCGTGAGCAAGCCAAGTTTGAACGTGCCCAAACGGTACCAGCTTTGACGCCTGCACAGACTAAGGTTGATGCTGAATTCGCTAAGGAATACACAGATTTCCGTGCTCGCGGCGGCTCTGCTGACGTTCAGAAGAATCTTTCCCAGCTGAAAGATGCTTTGGAAATTCTGAAGACCAGCGATACGATAACCGGACCCGTGATCGGTCGTATGCCTGACATTGTTAAGCAGGCAATCAACTCGGAATCCATCAACACCCGTGAGGGCGTAGAGGAAGTCGTTCAGCGCAACCTGCGTCTGATCCTTGGTGCACAGTTCACTGAAAAGGAAGGAGAACGGCTAATTAGTCGTGCCTTCAACCCAAACCTGCAGGAAAAGGACAACATCGTCCGTCTTGAGCGGTTGATTGGTCAGATTTCCGGAGCCGCAAAGGCAAAGGGAGAGGCTTCTGATTATTACGAGCAGAACGGCACACTGGCTGGCTGGGTACCATCGAAACCAGAAGATTCTGTTGTCGAAACCGTATCTACCCCAGGAGACAACACTGTAGGCAGAACAGCTGGCGGAGCAGATGCTACACGGCAACGCGTATATGCCCCAGGAGAAGGTCAGACCGCTTTTGAGGGTGGAGCATTCTCCACACCAGAAGATAAGGACATCGGTGCTAAATTGCAGTCCGCTTTCGACAGTGGCGCAGGCATTAATGATCTAAACGCCATTGCTGGAGAGGGACGCATGTATCGCCCCGGCACTGAAGCGTTCACTACCCTTGTTGCGGCTATGAAATACCGTGATGAAGGCGGACAGGGCGCTGTAGTTAGCGCTCCACAGTCTGGTTTCAAAGAACAGAGCATATTAGGCAGGGCTGCAGACACTAGCCCCGGAGCCTACGCTGTTGGCGCGGCTAACGCTTTGACGGCTGGCTATCTTGACGAACTGGGGCCAGAGGGCACTCAGGAAGCCAAGGAATATCTAAGAGGTCAGTATCCTGTCTCCACATTCGCTGGCGACGTTTCCGGTGGTGCAGCAGCGATGCTACCAATCGGTCGCGGTGTTCAAGCGGGTGCACGTGCAGCTGGAGCGACAGCTCTCGGTAACAACGCTCTGAGAGCCGGATTGATTGGCGATGTCGCCTATGGTTCAGCACTTGGTTCCGGTGAAAGCAACGAAAATCGCCTTCTTGGTGCCGGTATTGGCGCTGGAGCCGCCGGCATTGGTAATGTCGCCGGATCAAAGATTGCGAACGCTCTAGGACGCGGTTTGCGAGGGGTTTCTGATCCTGCTGTAAATAGACTGAATGCTGCTGGCGTTCCCCTAACCATGGGGCAGATTGTCGGGCAGGGCGGCAGAACTGGCGCCGTAGTAAAGGGAATAGAAGACCGAGTTTCCGGCCTTCCTATCGTTGGCGATATTGTTAACGCCAGACGTAGAGAAGGGATTGAAGCATTCAACCAGGCGGCCTTTGATGACGCCCTAGCACCAATCGGCGCACAGTCAGGCGGTATTGGCGAGGTAGGAATAGGCAACACACAGCGAGCCATATCCGATTCCTATGATGACGCACTGTCCGGAGTTAATCTGCAAAGAGACGAACAGCTCATCAATGACCTGGCTGGTCGCTTTGACGAAGCAGCAAGCATTCCTGGCCTTGGCGAGCAAACAGGCTTCTCTCTTGAGAGATCCGTTAGCCCGTTTATCGATGAGACAGGGAATATAACTGGCAAGAACTTCCAGAACGTCCAACGGGACCTAGCACGTCGCGCCTCTGCCTTCGGTAAGGGCCAAGAAGCTGTAGGACCAGACGCCGCAGCCATCCTAAAGGGCGCTGGCGCTGATTTCAACGAATTCGCAGCTCGTCAGGCACCAGAAGTGGTACCTGCACTGGGACGGTCGAATGAAGCCTATAAACGCGCTTCGATTCTTGAGGATGTTGTCGGGCAAAGCGCCAAGAACACAGACGGTATTTTTACTCCTGCACAACTTGGTGCCAAGGCTGTTCAGAACACTAATAAGTTTGGTGGGAAGAAGGCAAGTGCCAGAGGAGATCGTCCGTTCTTCGAACTGCAGCGTGATGCGCAGAATGTATTGCCATCTAAAATACCAGACACTGGAACTGCTGGACGTATAGCTGTCCCTGCTGCAATCGGTGCAGGAGCTTACGGTGGTCAGGAATCTGGTCTACTATCACCAGAAGTAGCTGGTTTGGTGGCCTTACTAGCCGCACCACAAACAAAGATTGGCCAGAAGGCTGTTCAGAAGGCACTCCTTAACCGCTCGCCGGGACTAAGAAATGCTGGTGAAGAACTGCTTAGAAATAACCGCCTCGGCGGTATATTCGGCGCCGGAGCTGGGACTTCCCTGGGGACTCGATGAGTCTCGCTCCGGCCGTAGTCAGCTAGCGCTTAGACAGCGCTTGTGAGGCCCATTCTTTAATGTGTCTCACGACTACGGGCAGGATGATAAAGGATAAAAAAACCAGTACGAATCTATCAAGGAACATCATGGGATGCGCTTCAATAATTCTAATTCAATCCGCTTTAGCGCCTTTTCATTCAGCTCGATTCTTTTTTCCAAACGAATCTCAGCGTGATACATGAATAAAATGACACCGGCAAAATATAAAAACTGTTCCATAACGTAACCTCCATAAAAAACAACATTAACCCAAGGGAATAACAATAGCAAGCGTAATCGACTAAGGGAATCTTTTCTCTATCGGTTCCTCTAGCTCTCGCTCAAGGATCTTCACTCTCTGCTCCGAGTTTCTTACGAAATCGCACACGGCTGAGATGATAATGATAATAACGATAAGATGCATCATAGTTTGACCTCCATAAAGATCACTTTTATGGTAAGGGATTATCAATGTCAAGCGCAATCAGAAAGAAAGATGCTCCCAATAAGTTCATATTTCATAACGCAAACTCCATAAAAACCTACTCTAAACCAAAGGAATAACAATAGCAATGGCAAGATTTAGCGATTGGTCAGAAACACCAAGTTTAAACACCACGATAGCGGGTATCGACATATCCGAGAACTGTAGCCCAGCCAATATGAACAATATGGGCCGAGAAATTATGTCAGCCTGTAAATTTCAGGATGAGAACAAGGCTGACGGAACTCTGTACGTCACCAAAGCCAATTCCATTCTGTCGGATAACGCGACTGCAGTAGACAAGGGTGGTGTATTACACCATAATAACACAGCAAACGCATCAGCGAATGTATTTGTCCAGGCAGCAGGCGGAACGCCCCCAGCAATGCTGGATGGCGACTTCCTGTTTGAATACTAAATGACTATGAAGATACGCGTATCGGGCGCGCCCGAAACAATCGTCGATGGTGCTGTTCAGATAGCAGGTGTTGTGCGAAAATTGAGAACTATAAAGATGCTGGATGGCGGCGTATTGCGCACTTTGGCAGTACTTAGCTTACCTATCTCATTGTCTGCGAATGCTGTGGGGGGAAGCGTCTTCAGTTTCCCACCTGCCGATGTTACAACAGATCCCAGCATCGCGCTGGTGGCCGGTGGTCAAGGGCCATTCACCTACGAATGGACGCTTATTGCGTCTGGCGGTGGTAATCTACCAGTAATCACAACGCCAAACGTTTCAACTACAACGTTTGTAAAACCATTGGTAGGTCCAGGACTTTTTTATACCGATAGTTTCAGATGTACTGTTACAGACTCCTTAGGAGAGACGGCATCCGCCGACGTCACAGCAACCTATTCAAACCTTCAGGGTAGGGTTACCTCTTCTCCAGGGACTGATGGGGAGACGTTCTCACTGTTCGTGAATAATGCGTCAGGGGCCGGCAACAGTAGAGATAGGATCTCCGTTGTAACAGCTCCCAGCATCACGTCGATGATTGGCGGCCAGGGCCCATTTACCTACAGATGGATACTTGTTTCGTCTAGTGATGGCGATACACCAAGAATCTCGACGCCAAACGCCTCAAGTACAACGTTTACAAAATCAGGCGTCAAAAAAGGTCGTTCTTATGCCGCTAGCTTCGGATGCACTGTTACAGACTCCACCGGCTCAGAAGCATTCATCGTCGTAGGGGCAACCTTTAGAAACGTTTATGGGAGCAACGATTCTTCATTCACATTGGCCGTGAATTCTGTCACAGGGGTCGGCAACAGTATTACACCGATCACTGTTACAACAGCTGACAGCATCTGTCGGGCTGGTGGGCAGGGTCCGTTCACCTACAGATGGACACTTATTTCATCTGGTGGTGGTGATGCAGCAGCAATCTCGACGCCAAACTCTTCAAATACAAAGTTTGTAAAACCAAACGTCCCCAAGGGCGCTCTTTATATCGATAATTTTAGATGTACTGTGACAAACTCCTTAGGAGAGACATTAACCGCCGACATTACAGCAGTCTTTAAAAACGTTTATGACGGAGACAATCCGGATACTGGTGATGCGACGTTCTCATTGTCCGCGAATGATGTGGTCGGTGCCGCCAACGCCTTTTCACAGGGCGTTGCTACAACAACTGCCAGCACCGCGTTGGTGACTGGCGGCGTGGGTCCATTCACCTACAGATGGGAATTTGTTTCGTCTAATGGCGGTAATGCACCGAGAATAACATCGCAAAACACTTCAAATACAACGTTTATAAAATCAGGCGTCCCTATAGGCACTTTTTATGTCGATAATTTTAGATGCACTGCTACAGACTCGCAGGGAGCCACAGCATCTGTCGCCGTAGAGGCATCATTTTTTAACATTTAGACTACGCCGATTGGGACACTGGGTGGTCCCAA